TAATGGAGTTAACAGATACTACTTTATTAAATCTTACTACAAGGTTTGCGACAAAGCAGCCTAACATAACACTTACCACTACTGGAACAAGTGGAGCTTCTACATTAAGTGGTGATACTTTAAACATACCTCAATATAGTGGCGGAGGCAGCGGCACAGTTACCAGTGTAGGTAGTGGTTATGGATTACTTGGTGGGCCTATAACAACAACTGGCACACTAACAGTTGACACTTCCACGGTCTATGACTTTGTGCGAGATAGCATTGTAGCAGTTGAAATAGGAGGAGATACAATAAAAATAATTAAACAGGAATACGAAAATGTTACAAGTGACACATTAGTATTTACTATACTCCCTAAATTTCCTATTCAGTTAAGGCAGTTTATTCTGCTTTTCCGCAATGGGCAGTTACTCCTCAATGACCAATTTTCCGTTATTGACACAAACAAGGTAAAGGTAGCAGCCACATCTTTTAAAATTGGTGAAAATTATACCTTAGTCACAGTTAGTGGCATCGGCTCTGTTTCCTCTGGGCAAGGCAATCCAATCTATCCAGAGGCAGGCATTGCCCTATCAACAGGCACAACATGGACAACATCAATTACAAATAATTCAAGTAATTGGAATACTGCATTTACAGATAGACTAAAATGGGATGGAGGTAGCACTGGTTTAGTAGCAGCGACAGGGCGCACAAGTTTAGGCGGCACAACGGTAGGGCAATCAATGTTTACTTTGACCAATCCTTCTGCCATTACCTTTCCAAGGTTCAATGCTGATAACTCTGTTACGGCATTATCTGCTGCTAATTTTCGTACTGCCATTGGCGCAGGAACTGTAACAACTGTTACGGCAGCCGCAGGCACTCCTATAAGCATAACTAATAATACAACAATTCCAGAACTATCAATGAATGCTGCATCGGCAAGTGTGCCAGGTTATTTGTCATCTGCGGATTGGACTACATTTAATAATAAGCAAAATGCTTTATCTAATGCAAGTGCAAGTGTAAGTGGTATTTTGACATCAACAGATTGGAATACCTTTAACGGTAAACAAAATACTATATCACTTACTACAACAGGAACAAGCGGTGCTGCTACTTTAGTAGGTAGTACCTTAAACATTCCAGAATACAGCGGTGGCGGTGGTAGTGGCACTGTAACAAGTGTAGGCTTAACTGCACCATCTATATTTACTGTTAGCGGCTCACCTGTAACAACAAGTGGCACTTTGGCATTGACATATAGCGGTAACGCTCTGCCATTGGCAAATGGTGGTACAGGTGCAACCACTCAAGCAAATGCAAGAATAACATTAGGAGGTACAACAAGTGGTATATCACTTTTTACATTAACAAATAGTGTTTCTGATAAATTTATAAAAGTTAATTCTAACAATACTATTACTTTATTAAATGCAGACGATACAAGAACTGCTATTGGTGCAGGAACGGGCAATGTTTCAAGTGTAGCAATGACTGTACCTACCTTTCTATCTGTATCTGGCAGCCCTGTAACATCAAGCGGTACATTGGCTGTATCATTGAGCGGCGTACCGTTGCCTGTGTTAAACGGTGGTACTGGAGGAGCAAATGCGGCAGACGCAAGGAATGAATTAGGTGCAGCGTGTAAATCGTGTACGGAAACATTGACAGGTACAAAAACTTTTAGTAGTGATATTATTGTTAATGGTATAAATATTGGTAAAGGCGCATCTTCAATAGCTACTAATACACGAGTAGGTATAGGTGCTTTATCGAGTATAACTACAGGAGTAAATAATACGGCTATTGGAAATGGTTCAGGCGATCTTATTACAACAGGTGAAAGCAATACATTTTTAGGTTCTGATGCTGGTTTTAATATAACTACAGGAAGTTATAATACTGTTATAGGGCATAATAGTAGACCATCTGCAAATAATAGCACATTACAATTAATTGTTGGACATAATTTACTTGGAAAAGGAAATTCAACTGCTTACATAGGTGGGGCAAGTGGTGCTTATAATGAAAAAAATGTTACAACATGGGAAACTACATCTGATATAAGATTAAAAAAGAATATTGAATTTTACTACGAAGGATTAAATAAAATTAATCAAATTGAAGTTAAAAATTATGAATATAAAACTAAAGAAGAAGTTATTGATTCATTAAAATTATCTGTAATTGAAAGAAAAGGAATACAAATTGGTGTTATTGCACAAGAATATCAAAAAATATTTCCAGAATCTGTATCTACTAATAGCACAGGTATTTTATCTATAAATACAGATAATTTAATTTGGCATTTAGTAAATTCAGTTAAAGAATTATCAAATGAATTAAATAATTTAAAACTTGAAATTCTAAATCTTAAAAAAGAAAAATAATGAAACAACTCCTCTTCCTCTTCCTCTTCGTTTTGCCTTGCCTTGCATGGGCACAGTACCCGAGCAACGGTAATCAAAAGATAACACTGGGAGAACAGACAACTGCCGACGGACTTATTTATCGGGGCGTGGCGGCAACTGATACGGTGCGAAAGCCTTCCATTGACACAATGGCTTACATGGTTCTTGATACCACGACAAATATAATGTGGCACTATAAAAAGGCTACAAATAACGCATGGCTGCGTTTAAACCTTTTGCCGAGCGACACGGCTTCGATGCTTACAAATTACTATCGTAGTGGCAGAGCTTTAGGAACTCCTTCAAGCGGTGTTTTAACAAGTGCAACGGGATTGCCATTGACAACGGGAGTAACGGGAACTTTGCCTGTGGCAAATGGGGGAACGGGCGCAACTACTTTTACTGCAAATCAAATATTAAAAGGTAATGGAACGTCATCAATTTCAAATTCAAATTTATTTTCAAGCGGAACAACATTAGGATTAAACACATCTACTTTCCCTGATTTTATGACAAGTGTTTTACACATTGCAGGAACAGCCAATACTGGTTTGGCACTAAGTTCAACAGATGGTAATAGTTTTTTTCAATTTGCTACACTTGGTACTTTTGGAGCTAGAGGTACGATAATTCATAATTATGGATTTCGATTTGCAAAAGCCACTGGAAGAGATGTTGAAAATTATAAAGATATAATGATTTTAGATACATTTCTAAGAGTAGGCATAAACATTGGTGATGGAAATCCAACACAAACATTACATGTTGGAGGTAATGCAAGGATTACGGCAATGAATGGAATAGGCGATATAGGAGCAGATGCTAATGGTGTTTTACAAGCCGCAACTTCGGATATGAATTTAAAAAATACAATAGAAAATAGTCCTTTTGGATTAAATGAAATTTTACTTTTAAATCCTGTTACCTTTTTATATAATGATACAGACAGAAAAATAGATAGTGACGTAAAAGAAGTTGGTTTTATTGCACAAGATGTTTTTGACATTATACCAAACGCGGTATCATCAACAGGGACAGGCGATTTACAACTTGATTATAGGGCAATTACTGCAACACTTACCAAAGCCATCCAAGAGCAACAAGCCCTTATCAAAGCCCTTGAACAAAGAATTATTAACCTTGAAAATAAATAAAATGAGATACCTATTTTTATTCCTTCCCTTGTTTTCCTTTGCCCAAGACGTTGTAAAAGACACCGTGTACATCCAAAAGCAAGGCAACATTTATTACATTATTCAGCAAACAACTTTGTCTGATTCAACTGTCACAGGCTCAAAGCAAATATTGGGCGATTCTGCAACTGCCATTCAAAGCCTTGTGACAGATGCTGAAAGGCAAAGTAACACGTTAGCCATTCATGCAAAGCCTATTATTACAAAGGCTAAGTCAGTACAAAGAATTAATTACTACAATGACTTGCACGTTCAAATAAGCGGTAAGCCTGTCTATTTTACCACGGCTCAAAGGGACACGGCAAAGTTTGTCGGAGACTGGAAGTTAAACTTTAACGGTGAAATTATTGATGGAGTAATTCAATTAAACAGCAATAAGCGTTTAATTTTTAATCCAGACAACGGCAAAGTTTATTCTATTTCAACCAATCTACTTTTATCTACATTTACCAATCAAGTTTCCTTTGCCTTCAACGGTGTGCGCTACGACTTGTACAAATACGCTGATGGCAAATTTGCAACGGTGGATGGAGATGTAAGGCTAATAAAACTGGAATAATGAAAGCAGTTATTTACAACATTTTTAAAATTGGATATGATGGAATTGCTTATTCCATTTGTTGCGGAGTGCTATTCTCGTTTTTCTTACCCATTAAACATTTCTTGATATTTACAATCTTTGTAGTTTTTGCCGACACAGTCACGGGAATCATGTCGGCAAGGAAAAGGGGAGAGCCGATAACCAGCAAAGGGCTTTATCGCACATCGCAAAAGGTGGTAACCTATTTCTGCGGTATAATGATTTTTCACGGGGCAAGTATAACCTTTCAACTGCCATCGCAGATAACATATTCTGTCAGCTTCATTATTGCAGCAACGGAATTGTTTAGTATTTCGGAAAATATTAAATCTATTACTGGCACAAATATCGGTACAATTATTCTTAGATTTTTCAGACGTTAAAAAGAATGGAGAAAATAATAACGCATTCAATGATTTTAGAAACTTTAAAAAAACATAATATGCAGACTAATTTAAAAGATGCCCTTAAAAATGCAGATGGAATAAAGTCACCAATGGGCGACGTGGCTTGCTACTCTATGAACTTTGCGGAGTTAGCCTCGGAGATAAATGTTCATCTTGAAGGCAACAAGGTAAAATTTACTTGGAGAGAATATGTCCAACTTGCTCAAATCATTTGGGATAAAATCAAGGAGACAAGCCGCGAATGTGCAGGCAAAGAAATTGAAGTAAAATTACCTGCAAAGTTAGGTTTGATAAGTGCAGCTTTTGCCCTTATTGGATTTAAATTATAGGCGCAGACGATT